CTGTCACTGCGGGTGGCTCTACTGCCGGCCTCACCGGCATCCCCGTCGTCGACGACTTCCTCAACTACATCGGCACGCCCGCAGGCGCTGCGGCACTGGGTGCGTTTGGCAGCCTGGCAGGCGGGTATCTAACGGGCCAAGCGGCGAAGGATGCGGCAAACATCCAAGCGCAGTCGGCGCAGAACGCGTTGGCGCTGCAACGCGAGCAGTTTGAGTACCAAAAGGGCTTGCTGGAGCCGTATCGCAAGGCGGGCGAATCGGCGCTGGGCAGACTCAGCGGCGTTATGGGTTTGGGTGGCCAACCCGCCCAGCCCCAGCAACTGCTGGACATGGACCCCGGCTACGCCTTCCGTTTGGGCGAGGGCATGAAAGCGCTGGAGCGCGTGCAGGCCGCGCGGGGCAACATGCTGTCTGGCGGGGCGATCAAGGCAGGCCAGCGGTACGCGCAGGACTTCGCCTCGGGCGAGTACGGCAACGCGTACAACCGGCTAGCCAACATCGCCGGATTGGGGCAAACTGTCGGCAATCAGTTGGGCTCTGCGGCCCAGCAGTTTGGCCAGACGGCAGGGGAAACGATGTCTCAGGGCGCAAATGCACTGGCGGCGGGGCGCGTGGGCCGCACCAGCGGCTACATGGGTGGCATCGGTGGCGCTGTAGGCGCCTATCAGAACTACCAGAACCAGCAGCAGCAGAACCAGCTGTTCCGCGACATCTACGGCCGCATGGGGAACTGACATGCCGATCAATCCGAACATCCCGCTGCAGGCAGCGAACATCCCGCAGATCCGGTATCAGCCGGAATCGCAGTTTGAGTCGTTCGCCAAGATCCAGCCGACGCTGAATGCGATGCAGCAGTTGGAGGCGCAACGCACGGAAACGGCAGAAAAGCAGCAGCAGCGCGAGGCTTTGCAACAGATGCGGCAAGGCCTGATGGCTGCGGGCAAGTCTGGCGATCTGGGGATGTACTCGCAGGCGCTAATCGGATCCGGCGATGCGCGTCTGATGGAAATGGGCGCACGCATCCAGCAGGCGCTGATGGAGGAGGCTCGCTCCGCGCAGGCGCTGAAGCCGTACCAAGGCCAGCCTGTGACGCGCGAGTCGGTGCAGAACATGATGCTGCAGGGCGGCGTGGCGGGGCGCACTGCGGGCGACTTGGCGCGCACGCTGCCGGCCGAGCCGAAAGAACAGCAGGATCTCATCAACGTTGGCGGCGCGCTGTATCAACGAAGCACGGGGAAGTTTCTGCAGCCGCCGCAACAGCAAGCGGCCGGAACACAGGCGCGTCGCTACATTTCCACGCCTGACGGGGTGTTTGACACTGAGACGCAGCGGTACATTCCAAGGCCTGCGCGAGCGCCGGAAGCCACCCCGACCGGAACGCCTGCCGCAGCGCCCGCCATGGTCGGTACGCCCGCGCAGCAAGCCAAAGTACAAGCACAAAATCAAGCCAAGGAAATGCTTTCGCAAGAGCTTGGCACCGTTTTAGGGTACTACGAAGAACTGAATCGCATGGGTGCGATGGTCAGCCCGGAAAGGCCGTCTGCTGCAAACGTTGCGGCGGCTGCGCGAGCAACAGGGCCCGGGCAGACGGCAGAAAGATTCCTTGGCACACGCGCGCAAACCCTGCGCGACAACATTGCGAACGCGCGCCTACGGCTGTTCAATCACGTCAAAAATGCCACTGGCGCATCTGCGCAGCAGATGAACAGCAACTTGGAGTTGCAGACTTGGCTGAACGCGATGACAAATCCGGGGCAGTCCATTGAGACTGTCCGCGAAACGCTCGGGCAGTTGGATGCCGTTCTTGGCAGCGTGCGCAATCAAATGGCGGCAGAGGCGTCAGGTCAAAGCCGGCCGCAAGCAGCGCCTGCAGCGCCGCGCACTCCTGCGGCGACTCCGACGCAGGGCAGTCGCAGAGAAATTGCACCCGGCGTGTTCGTCACAGAAAGGCCGTAGTCATGCCCAAGTACACGCTTGAAATTGGTGGCAAGACGTACGAAATTGAGTCTGACCGTCAGCTGTCAGATTCTGATCTAGCGACCTACGCCCAAAAGATTGTTGCGCCGCAACAAACGCGGCCGTCAGCGCTCCCTGGACAAATTCCTGGAGCTGGGCCGTATCAGGCGCCCTCAGAGCGCCTTCCAGGCCCGCGAAGCCAACCAATGGTTGATATTCTTGCGGGCTTGGCGCGAGGCGCAGGGTCTATCGGTTCGGTGCTGGTTGAAGCCGGCAGGACTGCGCTACCAGAGTCTATGGGCGGCGCGTCGGCTGCCACGTTTTTGCCCCGTGTAGCACAGCGCGGGCAAGACATCTCCGCTGGCCTGCAGTCTTTGGTGGGCGCTGATCCAGAAAGTTTGGCGTTTAGTGGCGGCAAACTTGCCGGCGAAGTTGCCGGAACGATGGGCGTTGGCCCTGCTATGGCCGGCGCCGCTCGAGGGGTGGGTGCAGCCGCGCCAGTTGTAGAGGCGCTGAAGTTTGGCGGTATGGCTCCCACAACCGCCGCGACGGCAGCCAAGGGCGCGGCGACTAGACTTGGCGCAGGCGCTGCAGTGGGTGGCACTAGCGGTGCTTTGATAAGTCCCGAAGATATTGGCACTTCGGCAACGCTTGGGGCCGCGCTGCCTGCTGTTGTGGGACCAATCAAGGCCGGCGCAGGCGCTGTCAATCGCGCCGTCATTCAGCCGCTATTTGACCCGGCAAGCACTGCCAGAAACGCAATGCTGGGCGCGTTGGGAGGTGATGCGCAGCAAGCCATCAATGCGTTGCGAGCAACACAAGAAATGGAAACGACGCCCGGTTTCCGGCCAACGCTAACGGAGCGCTTGGTTGAGCGCGGCGCCGCTACGCCAACGATTGCTGCAATGGAAACGCGCTTGGCGTCGTCTTCGCAAGAGGCGAATCGGCAAATTTACGCCGCAGCGCAAGAACGCGTCGGGGCGCTGCAAGGGCAGTTGCAGCGAGTTGAGCAGCAGTTGCAACAACAGGCCGCCGCACTGCGGCCAGAGGCTCAAGCGCAGTTGCGAGCCGTGCGCGATCAACTGATGCAGGGCTTGGCGCAAGCGCGCAAAGAGGCCGCAGACGCGCAGACGGCTGTTGCCGGCGCGTTGCCGGATGTGTCGCAAATTCGCATCGGCGGCGTTTTGTCTGATGCGGTGGAGGGGCAACTTCAGCAGGCGCGCGGGCGCGTTACTGCGCAGTATACCAAGGCGTTTCAACTTGCCGGAAATGAGCCGGTAATTCCGTTTGCTGGTGTCGTTGAGCGCGCTGGGGTTCTGCGCGACCAGCCCCTACAGGAGCTTAAAGGTCTTGCGCCCGAAACCGCCAAAGTGCTGCAACTATACGGGGCCAAGGTTGCGCCGCCTGCGCCTTTGGGTCGAGGCGAGGTGTCCAAGCGCATCATGGTTCAACAGCCTGAACCGCTGCCACCCAACGTGACGCTGGAGCAAGCGTCCGCACTGGGCCAGGCGCTAAACATTGACTACGCTGCGCTGAAGGGCTCCACGGATTCTGCGTCCAACATTGCCCGCGCCAACATCAACAAAATGCGCGCCGAGTTGGATGCCGCCATTGCAAAAAGCGGCTTGAGCGATGAAGCCAAGGCTGCATACACTGCCGCCAAGCAAGCGCACGCGACGCAAGTGGCCGAACGGTTCTATACCGGCACGGCCAGCAAGTTGTACCGCGAGGGCGGCAGCAGAACTCCGCTATTGGCTGACGAAAACATAGCCAAGACCGTGTTGCAGACCGAGACGGGCGCACGCGATTTACTGGCGGCAATCGGCCCCGATGCAACGGCAAGGCAATCACTAACGCAAGGCATCGAAGATCTGTTTCGGCGCGAAATTGTTGACCCCGCAACAAAAGTTGTGCGACCTGATGCTGCGGCAAACTTTTTGCAAAAGTACGGGCGCCAGATTGACATGGTTGGCGGCGATCTGCGCCAGCGCCTGACACAAGTGCAGGCAGAGGCCAGCAAGGCTGCAGATGCGTTCAAGCGCATTGAATCCATTGGCAAAGAGGTCGGCAAGCGCACCGCAAGCGAGGTAGTGGATTACGCCCTGCAGCACCCCAGCAACATGAACATGGTACGCAGCAGAATTGGCGCGGACGCTCAGGCTGCGTTGGCCCGCGAGGTTGCCGACAGTGCGCTTGCGCCGCTAAAAGTTGGCGACGCAGACGCTGCGGTTTCGTTTCTGACCAAGAACGCCGCCACGGCTCGGATTGCTTTGGGCAAAAAAACTTACGACGAACTGCTACAGCAGGCGCAGTTTGGTCAAGAGGTGGCCAAACAGGCCAAGAGCTTGCAGGCGTTTGGCAAGGACGTGCAAGGCGTTGTGTTCACGCGCACGCAAGGCTTTACGCCGCAGCAGTTGACTGATCTGTCGTTGGTAGCCAAGGACATCAAACGCGCAGAAGCTGCGGCGGCTTTGTCAAGGCAAGGACGAGCTACGGCCGCGCCTGATGTTTCAGAACTTGCCACCGAGGCCGCCGAACAAGGGGCAGTGTCTGCTCGACGCTTCCCGCAGCTTCTTAGCCGCGCAGCAACAGTTGCCCGCAATACTTGGGTTAACCTTGAAGGACGAATCAACCGTCGCGCCGCCGCAGAGCTGGTCACGCTGATGTACAAAGACCCGGATGCTGCGATTGCTGCGCTAGAAAGAGCGCAACTGCGAGCCACAACGCAGGCAAAGGGGCCTGGCGCTATTAGTCGTGCAGGCGCGCAGGCTTTCAGGATTTCTGGCGCGGAGCCGTCGCGCAACAATACACTTGCCCCCGAACCCATCAACGCCCTGACCGCGCCATGAACCTCACCCTTGAACAGAAGTCCGACATCGTGACGGAAGTCACAAAGGCCGCGCCCCCTGTGACGGTGGCGGGTGCCACAATTGCCGGCATGCAGGTCAACGACATGATCCTCTGGGCGACACTGCTCTACCTCGTGCTTCAGATCGGCTTTCTGCTGTATCGTTGGGGGCGGCTGCATTTCCAAGGCAG